CCGCACACGATACGATTTCGTAGACGGTCCTAGTCAATACAAACTATGGTAACCAAATGAGCGACGACGAAAAACAATCTGAAGACACAACTGAAGAACCGCGTGGTTTACTTCGGTATCGCCGAGATCGACGCATCCAGCAAGAGGCTGTGGATGCTCAGGCCGAGGGCATGGCTGAGATGGAAGCGGCTAAAGTAGATGAACCACAAATTGAGCAAGCAACAGACGAAGAAGTTTTATTGGATGGTGAGGGGGACGAAGAGTTTCTTCAACATGCCCTCCAATTTAGGGATCGACCTGACCGATTTCGCGGCGATTACAAGTTCGTTACACGACTTGCCGCACGTCGAGCGCGTCGGCGTAAACAAATTACTGCGGTTGAGCATGAACAAGTTCTCAGCCTGATTAGAAAACCTATACGATTGCATAAGGAAACTAAACGACCATTCGACGCATGGCAAGAATTTGAAAATCAAATTCGAGCCCAAATGCCAAAGGAAATGGCAGCTAAAGATGGTCTTGATTGGAGTGACCTGTGGAAGCAGATGGTAGAATGGTTCAAAGAAAATTGGATGACCGTTCTTAAAGTCGCCCTGTCAATTCTTCTTATGGTAATCTAAATACTCGGGAGGGTATCAATAATGTTTCAACTTCCAATGACACCACTCGGTACTTTCAAGATTGTTCTTGAAATTCACGAAGACAAGGGGTACAATCGCATCGAGATGTTGCCTCGACCTATGTTGGATCTTCAAGGCGAGCCCAATTTGATTGTCTATACGGCAGTCAACAGTGATGGGCAAGTTTTACAAATCTTAGCCCATGAGCCTAAGAAGGGCTGGGTTGAACATGATCCAAAACGACATCGACCAGAGAACTTCCAGAAGCCAGCACCGAAGCCAGCACCGAAGCCAGCACCGAAGCCAGCACCGAAGCCAGAGCCAACGGGTCCAGATAATTTACATCTGAAGTCAGAGGTCGCAATGGTGTCGATGGAATCTGCACCTAAACCGGAACCTACGCTGTCACCAAGAGACGAGAGACGGCTGCGACGTAAAAAGCGAAGACCGATTCCGCCAGCCGGGCCGGATTCTGTGAAAGTTGAGTCCGCTCCCAGCCCCAAAGGTGGGAAGGTTGTAGCGGCAAAGGTTTCCAACCATGTTGAGCCTAAGCAGAGTATGGCACCGCCTACTAAAGTCAAGACAATGCCTTTACCGCCGAAGTCAACGCCTCCTAACCCCAAAGATCAGTAAACGGAATACGAGATCGCTCTTGATGAAATGCCTCCTAACCCACTCCGACCGTCTGACTACTGAACAAGACCGTTAGAGTTAAATACGCACACCTGAGCGATCTCTTACTAAAATGAATGAACGAATTACTTCACGAGCTAAGAACGTCGATAGCCGAAGGCTTACGCAGCAAGACAATTTCGAGTTGCACCAAATGGGCTTCACGGCGTCGAATCATGGGCGAAGAGACGGACTTTCCGGGTCCGTTTTCCTTCAAGTACCATCCGTGGTGCCGAGAGATCTCCGATTCGACAGCTTCATTCAACACTGCTATGAAAGGGGCGCAACTAGGTGTTACCGAAATCGCCATCAATCGAGCCTTTTACACGGTCGATGTTCTGAAGAAGGCGGTTCTGTATGTACTACCAACCCAACTCAATGCGTCCGACTTTTCAAAAACGCGATTCAGTGGTGCCTTACACAATTCCGACTACTTAAAAGGCTTGTTTACAGACACCAATACTGTTGGCCTCAAACAAGCTGGAGCCGTACCGCTGTATATTCGAGGTTCACGCGGAGACAGCAATCTAAAATCCATCCCAGTCTCATACTTGATTCTGGACGAAATGGACGAAATGGATCAGCGAGCTATTTGGCTCGCATTAGAACGTTTATCAGGGCATGTCGAGAAGAGTGTTCTGGCAATCAGTACACCTACACTTCCAAAGTACGGGGTTCACAAGTTATACCTCAAGGGGACAATGGAAGAATGGGTATTTCAATGCCCACACTGTGGGAAGTGGACTGAGTTAGTATGGCCCGATTGTGTTGAGATACACGGGGAAGACGTAAACGACCCAAAATGTCACAACTCCTTTTTGAAATGTAAAGAATGTCAACACAGATTAGATCATACCATAAAACCTGAGTGGCTAGAGAGTGCGAAATGGCATGTTACCAACCCTGAAGCAGATGACGGTCATCGAAGTTTCCATGTCAACCAGTTGTATTCTTACACGGTGTCCCCAGGCGAGCTTGTAATTGCTTATTTTCGTGGGTTAGGTGACGAAGCAGCAAATGTTGAATTTCATAACTCAAAACTTGGAATTCCATACATCCCAGACGGTGGGCAAATTGATGACGATATGTTGGATAACTGTTTATCCAACTACACAACTCAAGAGACACGCCCCACAGAAAGTGGTCGATTGATCGTCATGGGGGTTGACCAAGGTAAATGGCACAACATTGAAATTACGGAATACTTTTTTGACACTTATTCACACGATCTCAATGTCGCCGCAACAGCAAAGATTCTATGGACGGGGAAGATACTAGAAGATGAGTTCCATAAGTTAGACGAGTTGATGCGTGAGTGGCAGGTAATGCACTGTGTAATTGACCCCGACCCACAAATCAACGACGCCCGACGTTTTGCACGCAGATTTCCAGGTTACGTAACACTTTGTCGGTACAGGCGAGGACAAGCGGGGAAAGAAATCTCGATTCAAGAGGACGAACTAGGGACGCCGATGGCGACCGTAGATCGAACTAACTGGCTAGATGCAGCTTTAGGACGTTTCCGCTCAAAACGAATACTACTGCCGCGAGATATCTCCAGGGAATATCGAGAACAATTAAAGGCCCCGATTAGAACATACGAAAGAGATGAAATTGGCAACCCAGTCGCAAAGTACGTGGAAACAGGCCCCGATCACTTTGCTCAAGCACGTTGCTACGCAGAAATTGCACTACCTCTAGCAGCATCGTATGTTACTAATAAGGACATAGCTGCATTTTTATAAGGAGCAACATAATGGACCATCTCGAACGGCGAAAAGCACTAAGAAAGTGGTGGGGAGAACACAAACCCATCCGAACATTCCTCAAGCACTTGGTTGCAGTCGTAACCTTTGGTTGGGATTTTCCAGTTTTGACAGACTTTATTAAGTGGTGGAGAAGTCGCCCCCGAGTTCAAGGACGAATTGAACGTCGGCAAGCTGCTTACCGTTACTTTTTTCGACTGACGCAGTTGTCGATTCGTTTACCAATACGTCTTGTTAGTAAGGCTGTCACACTAGGTAAGTACCCAAAGCGACCTTTCCTGTGGGATAAAGAACTTTGGACTCGTGAAGACTAACACTGAGGTGTATAATGACCACCGCTGTTGCAACCTTTCAAAATATGGTCTCTGCTAGACACCCAGTCTATTTACGTGATTTGGGGGCTTGGCAACTGTGGCGTAATACCTACGAGTCGGGGGAGTACTTTGTAAATAACTATTTGCAGAAGTTCACCAATCGTGAAGATGACGACGCTTTTAAGTCACGAAAATCTATTACCCCCATACCTGCTTTTGCTAAGGCAGCTATCAATGATGTTCGGAATTCAATTTTCCAACGATTACGTGATGCCCTACGTAAAGGGGGCTCAAATGCCTACAAACACGCAGTCCAGGGATTGGATGGTGGTGTTGATATGCGCGGTTCCAGTATGGATAAGTTTGTAGGGGTTGATCTTTTAACAGAATTACTCGTTATGGGGCGGGTAGGATGTTATGTAGATATGCCTGTGTCTCAGCCAAGCATTACACACGAAGCCAGTCTTGCGGACACAATGGAACAACGACCTTATTTGTACATGTATCCGGTCGAAGATATCTTGTCTTGGACTTGCTCTAACCCTAGTAAACCAGAAGAATTTCAAGCCCTCTTACTTCGTGATCGGTGCGCAACTTTCAAACAGCCGGGTGGTTATCAAATACGGATTCCTGATGGTAGTTATGAACGATTTCGGCTTGTGTGGCTTAATCCTGAAACAGGTAGAGTAAATGTTCAATTCTTTGATCCTAAAGGGATGCCAATTGATAGGGACACAGGGCTTCCAACAGCCGACGAACCAATTGAACTCAATCTAACTAGAATTCCTTTCAGTTTGTTAGACATTGGGGACAGTTTACTCAAAGATGTTTGCAGACATCAAATAGCATTATTGAATTTAGGTTCTAGTGATGTAGCATACGCACTTAAAGCAAATTACCCATTCTACATTGAGCAAAGAGACTTACGCGCTGTAGGAGACCACTTAAAACATACAACAAATCCCGATGGGACAGCGACAGCCGGTGGGCAAGGTGCCAAGGATGAAGAAATTCAAGTAGGAGCGACCCAGGGTCGGGCTTATGATATGAAGATGGATGCCCCATCATTCATTCATCCGTCACCAGAACCTCTTGAGGCTTCGATAAAGTTGCAGGAAAAGTTAGAGGATGACATTCGTAAATTGGTCCAACTTGCTATTCAAAATAAAGTTGGTAAACGAGTATCACCTGAATCAAAGCAAATGGATAATCAAGGCTTGGAAGCGGGATTATCTTTTATTGGGCTTATTCTTGAGGGAGCAGAAAGACGGTTAGCTGAGTTTTGGGCAGCTTATGAGGAGCGCCAACCAAAGAAACGCCTCATCGCCACAGTAAAGTATCCTGATCGGTACAGCTTAAAAACTGATAAAGATCGTATTGAAGAGGCTACCAAGGTTGCGGACCTTATGACTACCGTACCCGGTGTATCTGTTAAGCGTGAGTTGGCTAAAAACATTGTAGAAACCCTTCTTAGTGGAAAAACAACCGTCGAGACTTTGGATCAAATCTATAAGGAAATAGGTTCTGCCAATTATACCACTAGTGACCCCGATACAGTTATCAGGGCTCACGAAGCTGGTTTATGTGGCGAACAAACGGCATC